ATCACCCGCGCCGCCGGCGACACGCACACCTTCCTGGTTGCCGATCGGGAGAACTACAACGGCGTGAAGGCCCACTACCAGGACACCCGCGCCGGCACGCGCGGCGAAGTGGTGGTCGACGCTTCCAACGCCATCGTCACGAAAGAGAAGCAGGACGGCAAGGTCAAGAAGTCGAAGAAGAAAGCCGCGACGGTGGCCGCCCAGCCCAACCCGGATAACGCGCGCGTGCTGCGCCACACCTATGCATCGAAGGCCAACGCCGAACGTGCGGCGCGCGCCGAGTGGCGCAAGATTCAACGTGGCGTCGCGACCTTCACCATCACGCTCGCGCGCGGCCGGCCGGACCTGTTCCCCTCACTGCATGCGAGCGTGAGCGGGTGGAAGAAGGACATCGACAACACGCAGTGGAGCGTCGGCAAGGTGACGCACAACCTGAATGATCGCGGCTATACAAGTGCGCTGGAGCTGGAGATCCAGCCGGAGAAGCTGGAAGAATCGGGTACGGCCGCCGGGTGACGGCCCAGGCGGGGCGCCGTGTTGTGGCGGGAGCATCGACAACAGGCTGCTGGTGCGTTGCGCGCGCGCCCGAGGCATCCTGGTGCTGTAACAGCAGGAACAGCAATCCATGCAGGACATCCGTTGCGGCGCATGCCACCGCAAACTCGGCGAAGGCGAATACGTGCGCCTCACCATCAAATGCCCGCGCTGCGGGACGATGAACATCCTGAGGGCCGAGCGCCCCGCACCAGAAAGCCCGCGAGCTTCGTACAGTGGAGACCCCCACCCATGAACACGAACGCTCACGCCCACACGCAGCTCAATCACCTGCACCGTAGCAATGCCCTGGACGTGTTGCGCGGCCTGCCAGACGCATCGATCGACCTGGTGTTCACGGATCCGCCGTATTCGTCGGGCGGCCTGCATGTTGGCGCCCGCACGCAGGCGCCGCAGACGAAATACATCCACGCGGACGTGCGAACGCAGTACGCCACCTTCGGCCACGACAACAAGGACCAGCGTTCCTGGACGTTCTGGTGCATGACCTGGCTGACCGAGGCCTACCGCGCGACCAAGGACGGCGGTTACCTGGTGTGCTTCACCGACTGGAGGCAGTTGCCGAGCCTGACCGATGCCATTCAGGGCGCCGGCTACATCTGGCGCGGCGTGGCCGTGTGGGACAAGACGCCCGGCCGCACGCGCCCGCGCGCGGGCGGCTTCTCGCAACAGGGGGAGTTCATGGTGTGGGCGACGAAGGGGGCGATGCCGGCTGGCAGCCGTGTCTACCTGCCTGGCGTGTTCCAGGAACGCCTGCCTCTGCCCAAGCAGCACATGACCGAAAAGCCGCTAGCGCTCGCGCGCGCGGTCGTGCGCTTGGTGCCGCCGGGTGCCGTTGTGTGCGACCCGTTTGCCGGGGCGGGGACGTTCCTGGTGGCCGCCCAGGAGGCTGGCCACCAGTGGATCGGGTGCGAGCTGGAGCCCGCCTATCACGAGCTGGCGGTGCGGCGCTTGGCTGCGTCGCGTGCCACCTCCCAGGATGCGGCGCCACTGTCGGACGCGGAGCAAACGTAAAGCGTGTTGTCGCTCATTCGCGTCACGCTGCCGCGCGAATAAACCTTGCCATCATGCTGGCACGTGGCGGCGCTACCCGCGATCGCATTTGCGCTGCCGCTGGCCGGCGTGCCGGCCGATACTCCGACAGGTGTGAACACCGCATACCCGGCCGCTCCGCCGGCCGCCAGCGCGAGACCTACGGCTGCCACTACCCACCGGCGCACGCGCGTAAGCTGGCTTTCAACTGCCGTACAGCCGATACAGGGAGCGTTGGGAATCACCGGGTTCTCCTTCTCCGAAGATGCAGGGGCAGAACTAGTCTCGATAACTGGTTCCTCGCGCTCTTCGCGCTCCTCGGCAATCCACCGCTCCAGCGTTTCCATGACGGCTTTGAACTGGTTGCGGGGCAAGTCCCGTATCTCATCGAGCCCGAAATCGGTCAGGATGATGCGGTACACCTCCAGCTTTTCCATGCCGATCGCATCCATCACCTCGTGCACTTTCGAAGCGATCCGCCTGCGTTGTAGATCGTTGATTTTCCTGATGGGCTCGGGTGCGTAATCTCCCTTGCCGTTGTTGATTGTGATGACGTTGCTCAGGTGGTTGGTCGCCGATGCGCCATCGTGTGTGGCGTCGCCCGCGACAACCTGACCAGCATCCCCCTTCACTACAATATTTTCGTTTTGCATTGCTTGTACCGACTGCGAGTGCGCCGTGGTCGGGCGCAAAAAACTCCCTCCTGAAAAACGCTCCCCAAAAAAAGGCCCGCTGTGTGTTTGTTGTGTAGGCGGGCCTGCTACTGCCAGTGCTGGTCGGCGGTGTTGCGCGAGCGCGCACCGCTCGGATATCAGCGCTTCTTCTTCCCCGAACCCATATCGATGTTGGTTGGTCCGGTGTGATTGCCATCGATGTACTGGCCGACCTTGCCCTGTACCTTGATCGTGGCGCCAACTTGGGGCTGCATGCCACCAATCAGCGCGAGAACCCCGGCACGGCCGCGTGCGTCGAGCTGTCGGTAGCCGACAAGAACCATCTCTTCGTCTGGCGACGTGAGCCCCGAATCCCGGCGCCCTGTAACCACGTAGAGCACGTCAACGCCCACGCGAGCGACATCGTGCAGGAACTCAGCATTCGGCGTAGCTGTGCCTTTCTCCCAGGCCAACTGCGACCCCTTGGAGGCATTACCAATTGCGGCAAATGCGGGTTGTGAGAAGCCAAGGCGCTCGCGTTCCTCTTTCAGCCGCGCCCCGATAGAGGTTCGTTTTTCTGATCCTTCATCGTTGACTATCTCAGTTTTCTGTACCATACTCGCCATGTAGTGCATCACTAACTCGTTCAAGTATATCGCCATGACTACGCCCAAAGTCCCGCTGTCCAGAGCGCCACGCGGTGTTCTCAGCGAAAAGCCGGTCTGCATGCGTCTGCTGCCAGAGGAACGCCAAACACTGGAGCGGATGGCGCGAGAAGAAAAGCGCTCCATTTCGAGCTTGGCCCGCCTCGTTCTGCTTGCCGGAATTCCGCATTACAAGGCCGGCACGCCCCGTACACCGTGACCCCTCTGACCTCACGCAAGACAGACATGTATCCCGACCCGAAGCGGGTGCGCGACCACCGCATCACCATCCGACTTGACGACTACGAATTCGCCTTTTTCATCTCCCTGGCCAACCTCATCGGTGAGCAACCTGCGGCGCTCGCCCGCCGCGTCTTGCTCAGGGAAGCAACCCAACTGTGCTCCAGTGATTCCACTGTAGAACCGCGCAGCGCTTAATTGAAGTAGCCAAGTAGCCGCTGAAACGATGTCGGAGATTGAGCTGTGCATCACCGAAGAAGAGCTGCAGGTGTTGGAGCAGGTGCGCCGACAGCAAGGCCTTGCTTCCACTCAACAGGCCGCTGAATGGCTCGTGAAGACATCCCTTAGAAACACCGCCGAACGTATGACCGGCAAGCGCCGTTCCCTGCGGCTCGTAGTTCCCCTGGAGATCAAGCAATGAAAATGACGTGCCCACATTGCGCCGCTCGCATGCAAATCCGCACCAGCCGCGTGATTTCGCTGCTATCGCGCGAGCTCTATTTCCAGTGCCCTGACGTGGAATGCGCATACACCTGCGCCGCGATCCTGTCCTGCGTGCGCACCATTGCGCCGAGCATGAAGCCGAACCCGAAAGCCTACGTCCCTGTCGGGCGCACCCGTCTGTTGCCCCAGAACCCGCGCCAGCTCGACCTGCTACCCAGCTGACCAGCTGACCGCGTAGCCCCCTAATCCTCGTTCCCCTCGCGTCTGTTTTCGCGCCTTGCAAGGCGTGAGGGGTTTTTTTTGCCTGAAGAAAAGGAGTTGTCTATGGCAAGCCTTCTCACCTCCCTGTTATCCGTCGCCAAGATTGAGGTCAAAGCCGTGCGCTTCGCCAGGTATGACGCTATTGGCGGAGTGGGCGTCTTCGCCACGCAGCGCGTCACTATCCACATGAACGACCGCACGACTGTTGTGCTGACGCTTCACCTGGACGAAGGCTGCAAGGCACTGGCCGCCGGCGAAGTCGTAGTGCTCCCGTCGCTCGACGAGGTGGCCGAATGAAGCCCTTCCTTGTCCGCATTGCCACCAGCGGCCGGCGCCTGTCGGTGCCCACATTCGCCGCATCGAGCTTCGACGCAATCGTTCGCGTGTTGGGCGTCCTGGAGGCACAGGGGATGCACGTTTGCAGCGGTAGCGCTCGACCGATCAGGGGGGGCGCATGACCGCCGCTCAGATCGTTGTCCTCGCTGGCACGCTGGCGGCCATGGTTGCCACCGTCGGGGTGTTCTGCGTTTGGATGGCTCACAACGCGATGCCCATCGAGCAGCCGAATCACGGCGGCCGCCGCCACGCCTTGTTCGCGGCGGTGGTGCCTGTCGTCGTTGCCGTTGCTGCGCTGTGCCTCTTTCGGGAGGTGCTGTGATGCTCGCACTCGTTGACCTGTGGATGTTGGTGTCGGCCATGGTCGCGGTCGCGCTGATGAATTACGACCAGCGCACCCAGCGCTGGGGCGCGCTGGTCGGCCTGCTGGGCCAGCCCGCCTGGCTGTATCTGACGCACGTGAGCGGCGAAGGTGGGATGTTCACGGTCACCGTCTTCTTCACGCTGTGCTACGGCCACGGCGTGTGGAAGGGCTTCTTCTCCGGAGGCCGGCGCCATGGCTAAACACACAGCCACCGAGGCGGACGTGCGGTGGGCTCATCGCTTCCTGCGTCTGACCACGCCCTACGAGGCGATGCCGCCCCAACTGCGTGCCGCAGTCACCGCCGCCGCAAGCGCGCTGGCGCCCAAGTTCCGCTGGCGCCCGACCAATCCGCCCAGCGTGGATCTGAAGCGCCGCGCCGCCGGCGACCTGGACGACTGACCTTCCCCGATCCATGACCATGAAAAAGACCATCACTTTCGAGATTGACAGCGCCAGCTTGCCTGGCTGGACGGACGAGTACGTCGCCGCGCTCTGGTACATCGCGCAGTTTCAGCCGGAAGCCCATGGCGACCGAGCAGCCGGCGAGTTCGCCGAGCTGGTTGGTCGCGAAATCATCCAGCGCTGGATGCGCGGTGTTCCGGTGCCGGTGTGGAACATCCAGGGCCGCCACCACTACCACCAGCAGCTCACGCGCTTTGCGCGCTGGAACGGCAACGACTGGGAGGCCAAGCCCGCCGTGGCCGAGCCGTCCGTGCCGGAGATCCTGTGATATGCCCAAGTTTGAGGTCTACCCGATCACCAACGCCGGCGCGCGCGCTGGAGACAGCGTGTTCGTCAATGCAGCAGATACGAAGCGCGCGGCCGTGGCCGGCAAGTACTGGTTGAGTGTCGTGGGCCGGCGCGCGCGATATGTGCGCGCTGTGCCGTGGTACCCCGAGCGCGATCTGTCCATGCTGGGTTACGTCCGCCGCAACCAGAGGGAGCGGGTATGAAGCAACTCCATCTTCAGTTGGCAGCGCCCGAAGCCTTGGACCGATTCCGCATCTTCCGCCACGGCCAACGGGTCTCCTACGGCGATGTCAGCCGGCACATGCGCATGCTCAAGCGTGCAGGCCGCTGGGCCGAGCTGGACGAGCTGGTCGAGATTGCCGCCGAGATGTTCGGTGCGCCGGAGTGGCGACGAGTGCTTGCGGCATGGAAAGCCGGCAACGACTCGGGCGTCAAGCGCAGCCCGTGGCGCGAAGACGAGGTGGGCGCATGAGCATTCTCGTTCTTCCGCTGCGTGGGGAGTACTTCGACCAGGTCCAGGCTGGCACCAAATGCGAGGAATACCGCCTCTGCACACCGTACTGGCGTCGGCGCCTGGAGGGGCGGACCTTCGACGGTATCGAGCTGACGCGCGGCTACCCGCGCAAAGGCGATAGCGCCCGCCGCCTCTCTCGCCCCTGGCACGGCTACATCACCAAGACCATCACCCACCCGCATTTCGGCCCCGCGCCGGTACTGGCTTTTGCCATTCGAGTAAACGCAACACCGGAGACCATCTGATGGCCTCAATTGAAGAACTGAAGCTACGCATCGACCTCCACGACCTGGCCGAACGGCTGGGCATCAAGCGCGGCACCGGCGGTGACAAGGCGCTCTATCACTCGCCGCTGCACGCAGACAAGAACCCGTCGCTCTCCATCTTCGTCAACCATCCCAAGCACGGCACCGGCTGGAAAGATCACAGCTCGGGTGAAGGCGGCACCTGCATCGACCTGGTCATGCTTTCCCGCGGTGGCGACGTGTCCGAGGCGGTGAAGTGGTTGCATGAGACGTACGCCATCCCGTTCGACAAGCCGGCCGGCCAGCAAGAGCGCCGCGAGAAGTCCAAGGTGGAATACATCGCCGATCGATGCCACGCTGACCGCGAGCACGCCCGTGAATACCTCAAGGGCCGCGGCATCTCCGACGCCGCGATCGATGCCGCCTTCCGTGCCCGCACGCTGGGCTACAACGCCTGGACGAGCGCACGCCTTCAGCCGGGTGAAGTCGGCTACGGCGGGCCTGCCGCTGCCTTCATCGTCAAGTCGCTGAACCCGGGCCATGTGGTGGCCGTCGACATGCGCTACCTAGACCCGGAGCAGAACGGAAAGGTCAAGACGCAGAGCCAGGGCGAGAAGTCGGGCTACGGCTGGACCTCCGACCCTGCGCGTCTGGCGCGTGCCCGCCGTGTGTTCCTGGTCGAGAGCGCCATCAACGCGCTGTCGATCGACACCTGCAATCTGCCTGGCGCAGCAGCATTGGCGCTGCGTGGCCTGTCCAACGTCGACGGCATCGACTTCTCGTTCCTCCAGGGCAAGCAGTGCGTCATCTGCATGGACAACGACGAACCGTTCGAGCACGGTCACCCGCGCGCCGGCCAGCGCCCCGGCCCCGAAGCCGCGTGGGTGCTGTATGAGCGGCTGACCGCGATGAACATCAGCGCCGTCCTGGTCGACCAATCCGAATGGGTGGTTGGGCTGAACGACGATAAAACTGCGGCCGAGTCGATCAACGATGTGAACGACTACCTGCAGGCGCGCGGCCCCGAGCTGCTCGGCAAGGCGCTGGACAAGTTCGAGCCCTGGGTCATTGCCGGCATGGCTGGCGACCACACGCGCAAGGGCCGACCGCGCGTGTACCTGCCGGCGCACGACTTCGCGCAGTACTGGCGCTTCCGCGTGAAGCCCGACTTCACCAGCTACATCACCAAAATGGACCGACGATCCGAGGGTGACGACGATGTGGAAACGCCGGTCTACACCGACCTCTGTGGTTTCCGTATCGCCTCCATCAGCCGCGTGTCGGTGGCCAGCGCCACGTCGACCATGACGGGCGACCCTGACCAGTCACCCACGGTCTATTTCGCGGTGTCTGTGCAGGCGCCACGGCACGGCCCCAAGCTGATCCGCCGGGTGATGCTGGACGACCAGCTCCACAACACTGACCTGTGGGGCAAGTTCGGCCCGATCTGGGCGCCGGCACCATTCAAGCGCATGGTCAACATCCTGGAGCGCACGGCCGACCTCGGCGCGCGCGATGCCGCCAATTTCGTCGGCCTGGCCTGGCGCGACGGCCGCCTGATCGTCAACGAAGGGCCGGACTGCTACTTCACCGAGCCTGAGAAGCAGTGCCCGTACCACAACCTCACCTTCCCGTCTGGCCCCGCACAGGACGCCCGCAAGGTGCTGCTGTCCTTCCAGGACACGTTTAGGCAGAACGCGGCCACCATCCCCCTGGTGTGGGCGCTGGGCGGGCACCTGAAGGCGCTGCTTGGCTTCTGGCCACATATGACAGTGCAGGCCGACAAGGGCGCCGGCAAGTCGACGCTCATCAAGCGCCTGGAGCGCGCGCTGGCCTTCACGATGTTCTCCGGCCAGAGCCTGCAGACCGAGTTCCGGCTGCTGACCAGCGTGTCGCACACGAGCCATCCCGTGGGGTGGGAAGAGCTGTCAGCACGCCGGCAGGAGATCATCGACAAGGCCGTGGGCCTGCTGCAAGAGAACTACCAGTACACCGTCACCAAGCGCGGCACCGAGATGACGGAATACCTCATCAGCGCGCCCGTGATGCTGGCCGGTGAAGACGTGCCCGTGCGCAGCCTCCTGGGCAAGCTGGTGCGCACGACGCTGACCGGCAAGAAGGGGCCGATGATGCCCAACGACCTGCCGCGCTTTCCCGTCAAGCAGTGGCTGCAGTTCCTGGCCAGCCTGGACAAAGCTGTGGTGATGGCCGAGTACCAGAAGATCCACGCCTACTGCATGAAGATGGCCCGCGCTTCGGGCCAGGATGACGGCGCCAATCGCATGCTGACCAACTACGCGGCCGTCATGCTGGCGTGGCGCTACCTGGCCGAGTTCGCCGGGGTAGACCACAGCACCGGCAACTTCATCAACGACCTGCTGGCCGAGATGAACACGCACATCGCCGAAACCAGTGCCGACCGTGAGCCGTGGGTGTGGATCATGGAGACGGCGCTGTCTGAGGTCGATGCCGGCAAGTTCACCTTCCCCCACGCCTTCGACACCGTGAACGGCGAGCACTGCATCCTGCTGCGCACCAGCCACATCATGGACCACATCGCGCACACCAATTCCCTGCGCGAGAAATGGAACAGCCTGCCGGTGAAGTCCGACCGCGTGTTCAAGAAGCAGCTCTATGGCGCCGGCGTGGTGGCGGGTGAGAAGGAGATCGAGCGCACGATTTTCAGCCGGCGCGTGGGACACCTCACTCCGATCTCGCTGCAGCGCCTGGCCAACTACGGCCTGTCGGTCGCCATCAAGGAGGATCTCCATGCGCACGCCTGACGCACACTTGGCGCTGCTGGCGCCCACCTGTCGACCGATGCACCAGCCGACACGCTACGCGACGCTGCAGGACCGCCGCCAGCGTGTGTTGTTGATCGCCATCGAGCAGGGCGACCAGGCGCTGGCCACCGCCGCGCTCGCTGAACTGGGCGCTCTGATGGGGAGCATGGTGATGCGCTACCCGGCTTTCTCCCCGCTCCACGCGGCCGTAGGCCGCTTCGTCACCTGCGCCCCGGCGCACTTCAGTCTGCCGGCCAGCGGCCGCGCTATGGCCCTGCATGGTGCCCACATGGTGCTGTGCGGTGGCGTTCTGCAGATGGCAGGGCGTGGCGTCAGCGTCGACGTGCTCGCCATTTCCCCCGCCCCCCTTCACGAGAGAGCCGGCCGGGAGCCTTCGGCGTAGCGCTCGAAGCGAGGGGGGCGCATAGCTTTTCCCAATGGGGTAGCACAGGCATCGCAAAAAACCCGTGGAAATCGCCCCTCGGTGGCGCTAAGTCCTTGATTCTGGAAGCGATGCATCCCACAAGTTGCCCACGTTTTTCCACGGGTTGCCATGGATTTTCCACAGGTCGCATTTCGGCCGCTCGCCGCCCGCCCCTCTCTTTCTCTCTCTCTAAATTATTGAAAAGAAAGAGAAAGAAGCAGAGAGATAGACAGGCAAGGCGCGCGCACAGGCATCCACGGGTCGGGAGCGTTTTTCCAAGGGTTTTTGCATCTGCCTATTTTTTAATCCACGGGTTCCACGGGTCGGAAAGGGCTAACCCGTGGAAATCCGCGGGAAATAAATCCTTTGAAATCAATGCATTAAGCCTTCACGAATGTGTATCCACGGGTCCACAGGTTGCACTGCGTGTGCTCCCCCTGCGTGAGGTGCATCCGTGATGGATTACCTGGACCGTGAGCAACTCCGCGAGTTGGTCGGAAGCCCCCAGCGCGCCAGGCAAATCGCCTGGTTGTCGCGTGAGGGCTGGCCGTTCGTGGTGAACAGCAAGGGCCGTGTACTGGTGTCGCGGGCGTATCATGCTCGCCGCCTGGGCATCGCCCCGCAGGCCACGGCATCGGCAAGCAAGCCGGGCCGGACCCCAATCAACCTTGATGCGCTGTAATGGGACGCAAGCCTTCAAATCCTGGCGCGATTCCGCGCTTCCGCACCCGTCGTAATACCGACGGCACGCTGCGCTACTACTACGAGCACGATGCGGTCGACGGCAAGCGTAAGGTCGAACCGCTCGGCACAGATCGCGTCAAGGCATTGCAGCGGTGGGCCGAGCTGGAGGGCAAGCGTACCCCGTCACCCCACCGGGATGTCTACACGTTCTCCGACGTGGCCAAGGAATACCGGAAGCGCGAGCTATCGTCGAAAGCGGCTGAAACGCAGCGCCAATACGACATCTACCTGACCCGGCTGACCGCGTCCATGGCCGACAAGCCCGTGGACGAGATCACGCCGGCCGATGTCGCCGATATCTGGCAATCCACCCGCGACAAGCGCGGCACGGTGACGGCAAACCGAACGAAGGCCACGCTGTCCGCGGTGCTCAATTGCGGCAGACTATGGGGCATGATGAAGGCGCCCAACCCATGCACAGGTGTGCGCGGCAAGAAAGAAGCGGGTCGCAAAGCCGTACTCATCAACGACGAGCTCTACCAGTCTGTGTACGACGTGGCCGATCAGCCGCTGCGCAATGCGATGGACTTGGCCGACCTCACCAGCCAGCGCCCCGGCGACGTGCTGCCCATGTCGGAGGCCAACATCAACGGCAACCTGCTGTACGTGCATCAGCAGAAAACCGGGGCCATCGTTGTAATCGAGATCGTCGGCAAACTGGCCGCCCTTATCGAGCGGTTGCGCGCCTGGTGCGGCACCGAAATCGTGAAATCGCCTTACCTGATCCGCGACGAGCGCGGCGCACGCCTCACGCGCGGCCAGCTCCGCTCGCGGTTCGACAAAGCCCGCGAGAAGGCCGGCATCGACAAGAAGGATTTCCAGTTCCGCGACCTGCGCGCCCGTGGTGTGACCAACAAGGTCGTCACCGAAGGCCTGGAGGCCGGCCAGCGCCTGGCAGGCCACAGTGGGCCGGGCATGACCGCCCACTACACACGCGGCACGCGACCTGTGAAGCCGTCGCGCTGA